CGGTATCATTTCTTCTAACTCTATCAAACTCCAATTATGATGTTGCATCATTCCAAAATTCATTTGATAATAGTTTTCTAATGAATCATGTGAAAGGGCTATTCGAAAAAACTTTGTAGACCCTCAATTGGAACTACACTTTTAACTTTTGTCTTGGGGTTAACAACCTCAAGGTTATATGACAATTTAGGCATACTCGTAAAAAACTCCCCAACAGATTCAAAATTCTTTGATGACATACTGTCGATAAAATTATCTAAATCTTTACTAGACATATCAACTCTTTTATGAACTTTTTCGCCGTCATGAACTTCGTGTATGCACCTTTTTATCATTTCAAACAATGATTTTGTTTCTCCAAGTGCATTAAATCCTTTCATGTCACCAAGACAAGGATATCGCATCACAACACTAATATCATTTGTAAGAGAAACAACATTCGTGTGGTCTTTTTTCATTTGAACATTAACTTCTTCCAAAGGAATTGTAACATTTACTTTAGTTTCTCCGTCATCTGGACAGGTTATTCTTAACTCAGCTACCTCTCCAACAGATTTACTTCGTATCTTTAGAAACACATACTCAATGTCAAACATTGGCATCTTGTGTGGGTCAATGTTATCTGCAACACAATCATTGATAATTTGGGCAAATGTATTTTCAATCACCTTTTCATCTTCTGATTCTTGAGCAATCATTAATGCTTTTTGTTCTTTTACAAGAAAGGGTCTATACTTTATTGTCTTTCCTGTTGATGGTAAACTTAATTCATAGTTTGCACTGTTTAGTTTAGGTAATGCCATAATTTAATCTCCGTTTATAATCTATTCAATATTTTTGGTATTGATCCTGTTATTTGTCTTTCAACTGTTCCAAAAAATGTAGTCACTAGTCTATCAGTTACACTTGTTGGTTGAGTATTTGCATCAAGTTGTGTCCAATATCTAAAAGAAAAATTTACATCATTCTTTATAATCTCATTGTTTGCACCCTGATTTAAATCAGTTCCATCAATTGTCTTTGGAAAACATTCCCAAAGTTTAACTCCAAATCTTCGATTGTCTTGTCTGTCTAATAAATATAAATCAATTTGAGCAATGTAATCGTTATAGTATCCTACGTTCCAAGTCTTTTCATCAAATGCTAATCTTTGCCATTCCTCAAAGAATCTTCTTTCACCAAGATCAGAACTTGCTTGAAATGATATTTTAATATCCTCTGCGTAAGTCACCCCGCTAACAATTTCTCTTGATGGGCCATATATGTTTGTATCACTGACGGTGCTTAAATTTCTGCCAGGCAAAAAAATTGATTCTACACGCAATGAAACATCTCTTGCAGTAGTTGGGCCTTTCGGTAGTGGCCAGAAACTAAATTGAGATGTAGGAGAATTTCTTGCCATTGAGGTTGGTGGAATAATGATTGCTTCAAATCTATTGGGGATTGCGTAACCATTTTTAGTATGAGTCAACGATAATACATCATTGAGAGCCCCAAATGCAGCGGTTTCTATAAATTGTGCGAGAGTTCCTGCCATTAGATCATACTCCTAGAATCTTTCCATACTTCAGATGAAGATGCTTTCTTAAATCTTTGTACTGGTAACAGACAAGCAATTTTAAATTCATCTGCATCAACCCTACGAAACTGTGATTTTACTTGTGAGTAAAGATATTTATGTAGAGTCGGTTTAATTATTGGTAATTTTTTTAACTTACTATAGTCTGCAATTATTCTAGTACTCGTCTCCTCAAGGTCTTGACTATTTGCAAATGTCATAATTCTATCTAACAATTTCATTCTTAACGGTATTGGTAGATAGTGAAAGTTAATACCAAGAAAGCCATCTGAGTATCTTTCTATTGGAAGCACTAGTGGAAATGTATCATAATACGGTAATTCTTTTTTAAGTTTAGGACTATAGAAAAACATATTCAATTTACCATAGAACTGTTTTTTATTTCTTTTGCCATCTCGTATCAAGTCCATTGCAACGGGTTTACCAAATTCTTTAATTTTATTACGATACCATTTAACAGAGCGGTCTGCTCCTTTTGTATCAGATTTAACTGATTGTATGAAATTACTAGTAGCCATGACTCTATTTATAACGAATGTTAAGATGATCTTCGGTTAATATCTTAAATTCCATATCATTGTCTAAACACCACTCATTTGCGTATTTCCACTTTGCTTCGTTTATTCCCCACGTTTTAACTTCATTGAACCATCGTGGAGTTTTTCTTTTGGGTTGAGATGGTGGTGGTTTGCATTGAGCCTTAGGTTTAACCTCTATAATAAACTTTTTGGTACTTCCATCGTGTTGTTTTGTTTTTATGTAAAAATCTGGGAAATATCGGTGAAACTTCTTATCCCAAGGTGATAAATAGGGTATAATGATCTCTTCGCTGCCCCATTCTATAATAGAATCACTGGAGTCGCAATAGGCCATAAACCTACGCTCCCAAAGAGAACGATAAATAACTTTAGAAGAATTACCCTTATATTTCTTGGGATTTTTTGGAATGTACCGACCTGAGTATGACATAACTTATAAATACTATATATAAGGAATAACTAATGTCAATAATAGACGGATTAAAAAATGCGGTTGCTGCGAACACAGCCAGAGCAGCAAACAATGTCGCAGTCAATGGTTTGCGAAGTATCGTAGGCGATGTATTTGGCGTAGACCTCGCAACAAACCCTGCCGCTAAATTAACAAATAGACCAACAAAATTTACAACTCAAAATCTTGCATATCCAGCTGGTGTTGAAGGTGATGACCAACAAGGTCATTATATTATATTTGAAATTCTAGAACAGGACAAAGCAAAAATTAAAAGAAATCAATCTAGAATTGCAGAGCTCCAGAAAATTGTAGATTTAGAATATGCTCATGGTGGTGCCAATGAAGCGACGGCAAGAAAAAACTTAGAAACAGAACAAATAAGGGTAAAGGAAATGAGGGCCCAGCAGGCAAAACTTGGTAATTCAATTCAACTTTCACAAGATACAACAACCAGAATATCTACTATGATTGCGTTATATATGCCTCCTTCAATATCTGTTAGTTATAACTCAAAATATGGCGAACAAGAAATTGGCGTATTAGCTGCTATGGGTTCATCTGCGATATCCGCATTTCAAAGTCAAAGTGGTACACAGAGAGACTCCAACTTAAAAAGTGCATTAGACAATATGGGAAAGGGTTTGGAAACTGCGGTGATGGCTACAGTTAATACTGTAGCTCCCGGCGCTACTGCGTTACTTGCATTAGAAAAGGGTGCAATTCGAACTCCAAAAATGGAACTGATGTTTGAGGGTATTGGAAGAAGAGAGTTTTCATATGAGTTTACTTTTATACCAAAAGATGCAGAAGAAGCTGTAACAATAGAAAGTATCGTGAAACAATTTAAATATCATATGGCATCTAACTACACAGATGGAACTTTTAGAGAGATGGAAATACCGAGTTTCTTCAATATAAGATATATGTACAAGGGTGATGAGAATACACATCTCAATAAAATCTCTACTTGTGCGTTAGAGGGTATGGACGTAAGTTATGGTGGAGATAGGTTTGTTTCATATGAAGGTGGTGTTCCACAAACAACAAAAATTTCTTTGAAGTTTAAAGAAATGGAAATCATCACTAAATCTCAAATTGGTGATCCCAGCAATCCGAAAATTCGCGGGGGACATTAAAAATGTATTTTGCACAATTTCCTTTAAATATTTACGACTCTGTTGGCGATGAAAGTTATAAAGTTGTAACTCATCTACTAAAACGAGTTGCAATTCGTTCTAAAGTAAAAGTCAACACTTTATTTTTTGACACATACGATGTTAAGGAAGGAGAAACTCCTGAGATGATTGCAGACAAGTTATATGATGATCCAGAGTATCATTGGATAGTTCTTATGGTTAATGATATTACTGACAGGTATCATCAGTGGCCAATGAATAACAATCAATTTCTTGCTCATATCAATGACAAGTATACTAATATCAGTGGAATACATCACTACGAAATAAATCAAACTTCGGGTGATACTACTGTTAAGCTTAATATTGGAACAGACAACACAGATTACCCAACAGCAACCCTAATCACTAACTATGAATATGAAGAGGAACGTCAAGATACACTAAGAAAAATAAGACTTCTTAGTCCAGAATATGTTACTGATTTTGTAGAAGAATTTAAATCAATTATGAAGGACAATGGATAGTGGTAGATAGATTACAGCAGGCTGGTGATTTTACTGTTGACGAATTATCTTTAATTACTACATCTGGACTTAAAGTTAATCTCATACCAAATGTTGTAAAATTAACAATATTTGAAGATATAAATCAAAGTTGCATAACTGGCACAATAACAATACAAGATTCAATGAATCTATCTTCTCATGGGCCAATCATAGGGCAAGAATTTCTTTCTATGAAAGTCAGAACTTCATCTGTTCAAGATGATGCTGGAATTATAGATTTCACAGAAAATTTACTTGCAGTACATTCTTTGACCGCGAGAGAAAAGATTGGTAATAATGTTCAATTATTTAACCTAAGTTTTGTTAGTCTTGAGTTGGTTAAAAATCAAAGAATCAAAGTAAGAAAAAGTTTTACGTTGCCATGGTCTGATATTGTTTTATCCATGTTGGTTAATCAGTTACAAACTAAGAAAAATATTTTTGTAGAAAAAACTGTCGGTGTTAAAAAATACATCGCACCAAACATAAGACCATTAGATGTTGTTAATACTGCTCGTGATCAAGCAGTCGCAATATTTAAAAACTCCCCAACATACCTGTTTTATGAAACTCTCAGGGGGTTTAATTTTAGAACCCTTGCAAGTTTGTATAATGAAAAACCCTCTATGGAGTATACCACATACGAAAAGGGTGCGCTTGCTGGTAAGAACGGGGTAATTGATCTTATTAAAGATTTGAATAATGTTCTTGGATATGAGATTGTAGCAAACAATGACACACTGTTAAATTACAGAACTGGCATGTATGCTTCAGAGCTTATAAAACACGACATTCGTAATAAATCTATTTCAAGAAAAGTGTATAATTATCACGATAATTTTGAAAATGAAGACCATATTGTGAGTGGTGTTACAGAGGGTAAAACTGAACATCCTTTAGCAAGTTCTGTCGCGTTGAATCCATCAGGTCAAAGAGTATCAGATTTCCCTGCAAGAACGTATGTTGTGCCTACCTCTCTGCACAATCGAAGTGATGGTCAACACGCAACTCCAGATAATACATATCCATATGAAGCGTATGGGGCAGAAAAATGGTTACAAAGAAGAAATTCGCAAATGACGCAAATAAAAACTGGACTTAGTGTTAATATAATATGTCATGGTAACACTTATGTAAATGCTGGACAAAAGGTAATACTTAATTTGCCATACACAGC